TGCTGCTCCTGTAAGTCCAAATGTTTTAGTAGTAGCTTGCTCTAATTTCAAACGTTTTTCCGCTATCTTAACTATGGACTCGTATATGCCCTCTTGATCTAAGGCTGCTCTTAGTATTGTCTTTTCGTTAGCTATTTCAGCAGCTCTTTGCTTACCTATCTTGCTCATTAAGTCAAGACTCTGTGATTCTGTCTTTAGTCGCTTAATAGCCTCTGAAGTTGTTTCTCCACTTCTCTTAAGGTAGGCTGCTTGATCATCTAAGGACTGCTTATTTATTTTAGCTTGTTTTACTAAAGTAATAAGTCTTTTTTGATTTAGTGCACTTATCTCTCTTTCTTCATTTAATAGCTCTGTAGCAATGCCTGTTAATCCACTCATAGCAGATCTTGCTGCTTGAACAGTTTTATTTTGCTTAGTCATTTCTTGTACAATAGCCTTAGAGATATCTCTTGTCTCTTGTAATGACATATTAAGAAGTGAGCTTTGTTTTCTTATGCCAACTAACTTCTCTTCATATGTATCAAAAAGTTGAGCAAGTTCCTGAGGTCCTTTTGTATCTAAGTCTAGGGTAATTTTTTTACCTGTCAGTGCTTCGATCTGATCTAGTACTTTCTGTAAATCGTTTTTATTTACCGCCACTTTTGTTTATTTATAATAAATAGCTAAAGCTTCTATTATCTAGAAGCTTTTGTGCTATAGTCTGGTGCTTTTATTTTTCCGTCCTGTAAGAGCGATTGCTGTCCGTTAGCAGTTTCGTTTTCTTTTTGCTCTTTAGCATACCAATCTAGCATAGTTCTAAAAGTAAACCTTCGTAGCCAAATTGGGAATTCATATACTGTTTCAAAAGAGTATCCACCTTTTCCGTGAAATACTATGTCATGTATTTGATTAAAAAGTCCGGCTCTATAATCCGGAGTCAGGCCAAAGAAATGTAACCCCAATAGGAATATCTACCCCTCCTTCTGGTCCATCTTCTGGGAAGAATCTTAAATCAATATCTGGTTGTGTGGTCTTTATATGCTCTCTAAATGCTCTTGAATCTCTTGCAAGTAGGAAGTTGTCAACAAAATCTCTAATATCTTTAATTTCAGAATTTCCTTCTACTGATGTGATTATTTTTTTCAATCTTGTTGAAAGATCTGTTGAAGAGTCCTTATTTATCTTTTTTAATCCTTTTACTTCTTGGTCAATTGCAATTTCATCAGCATGAGTAGCTAACTTATATGTAATATTTGTACCTGTATTTGGTAGAGTATATGTAAATTGATTCTTTCCCTTCTCTAGTAGGGAGTAGTCAATGTCCTTAAATTTTAGCTCTGCTAGGTCTACTGTGTGCTGAGTTCCTTTGTAATCGAACTCGTAATCCTTTCCGTATCCTAAAACACGAGAAGCTATTAGGATTGCATTTTTATCTCCTACTAATAAATCTCCATACTCTATCGGTGTTACAATAAGTGATTGAAGTAACTTATCAATAACGGTTCCTTGTTGAATGTAATTTTGATTGGTTAGGATATCTTCCTCACGAGCTGTCATGTATTTCATCTCGATTTTACCCTCTGCTAGTGCAGAATCTTTCGGATAAAGTAGTCCTTTTGATGGTAATTCCACCATTTCGGTAGGAAATTTTTGTTTTTGTTCCATAAATTTTATTTGTTAGTAACTTTTTCTATATATAAATATACGATTAAAACTTTTTTAAAACAACAAAGCCTGACGTGATGCCAGGCTTGTTAATTTTTATGAGAATGTTATTAGTAGTTAACTACACAACATCAATAGTTGAGGACACAATAATCCATTGCTATTGAGATTCCTATCTCTACTACTCCGTCAGCAGAAGTCCAGTCGAATTGTCCAAAATCTCCTTTTGTTAAAAAAGCTCCTTTGATAATCCATTCCCCTACGATATCTCCTACAGGACCTAGAATGTTTAAAGTTAAATCTTTCTTATAGAAATCTGAATATCCAGCTCTACCTGTTACTGATTCGTATCCTAGACGAGCCCATTCCATTACTGCTTGAGCACCTGAAGGTGTGATTGGTGAGTATAAAGTCATATCCATATTCTCCCAGTTTCTTTTTCCTCTTATTTTTCTGTAAGAGTTAATGTGATCAAGTTTGATCTCTGAATCTGTAAAGTTAGGAGCTTTCACGTTTTTAATCATGAAGGCTGGGATATTGTCTATATACATTACGAACCTGTGTTGAACCATTGGTTCGAAGGCTCTGAACATAATTTCGTTTGGATCTAATACTGCCATTTTATTTTATTTATTTTATTATAAATATCTATGTTTCTAAATTATGCGAAAGTAGCTCCAGTTGGTTCGATTGTAAAATCTAATACTACGAATTCAATTGTTTTAGCTGGTTGAATAAATATCTGTCCTACTAATTGATTTCTATCAACTACGTCTGCTGTGTTGTTAGTATCGTCCATTACAACTCTGTAAGCATATAGCCCCTGACGTTGTACTACTGACTCTAAGTATGGATTTACCGTTGCTAAGAACTTATTTCTAGTTGCAATGGTATTCTGTTCGAATACTAAGTTTCTTGCTTGATCACCAATAAATTTCTTAAGTTCGATTAACAATCTTCTTACGTTTACTCTGTCTAATGCTGATGCTTTAGTTTGTAGAGTTTTTTGTCCGAATACTGATATACCTGATCCTGGGAATGTTGCGATTGGATTAACTTTAGCTGAATAAAGAGTATCCCTATCTCCTTTAGTTAATTTTCTTTCTGCTTGGATTACTCCTCCGATTCCACCTCTTACTAATCCTGCTGGTGCAAACCATGGTGCTGATGAAGCATCTGTGAATGCATATACTCCTGGAATTACTGTTCCTGCTGGAACCCATTCGTTTCTTCCTGTAGCTGATTTGATTTGTAACCAAGGCCAGTAAGTTGCTGCATATGAACTATTCAATGTAGCTGCTTGTGCTGTTACGTTTGTTACTGCTGAACCTGTTGCTACTAAGTCTACTACTGCGATACAATCTCCTCTGTTTTCTGCTAAAGCAATAAACTGTCCTACTGTAGAAGTAAAGCTGCTATTGTTGTATAACAATCCTGGTGTTGATACTATGTTGAATTGGTATTCATCTTTGTTTGCAAGTAGCGATAAAGCTACAGTGTAATTTGCTGCTGCTACTCCTTGAGACTCTCCACTTCCATTAATTGCTGAGAAGAACTTTGCTCCTGCATTAACCGATCCTTGTGCACTGTAAAAGGAACCTGAACCTGTTGCTGGAAGAGATCCTGAGTATGAAACTCCTACTCCATCCTTGCTAACTGTTACTCCGTCGTTTGCTAAGTAGTAGTTTGTTGGTAAATTTACTTTATCAACTCTAATGTAATTGGAAGCATTTGGATATTCACCTACTGGGTAGTTGTAAGATGTTAAGCCATCTGTTACTACTGTGATGTATTGGTTACCAATTACTTTCTCAATATAATTATCTGAATTTGGATCAAGGTTTACATTAAATGTCTCTAGGATAGTTTTGTTGTTTGTACTATCATCTCCCTGTCTTACAAGTACTGAGAATGTTCCTAATGCATTATTTACGTTTGCAATTTCCCATCTAACATTATCTGCTGATCCAGATACTAAAGATCCGTCTGAGTTTACATATCCTTGTCCTGATCCTGTTAACTGAAGTGGTGCTAAGGAAGATGTTGCATTGTTGTAAAGAACTCCTTTTCCTAAAGTTGTTAAAGAGAAAGGCTCTACAGATGCCTTACCTGATGCTGAGATAAAAGTACTAGTTGCTCCTTCATAAGCTCCAGATACGATTCTAGTTACTAAAGCTGTTTGTCCACCATTTTGAAAATAGTTTTTTACTGCTACTGAAGTAAGAAATTCGTATTGTTTGTTAGAAGCTGATAAAAATGTTTCACCGAACTTTCTTACGTAGTCACTATATGATGTAACAATAAGAGGCTGATTGTCCGGCCCTTTAACTGTTGGTCCAACAAATGCTGCTCCTGCCTGGATTGGTGCTGGTGTGATATAAGAGACGTCGTTTTCTCTTGTATATACTCCTGGAGAGATGATTGATTCTGCCATGTTTTATAAATTTGTTTTTTAATTTATTATAAATATCATTCGGTTTTGGTAAACCATCCTATAGTGCTAGGTTTTATATTCTATAATAAATAGGAAAGGAGAGCCAAAACCCTCCTTTTACTATATTGCTATATTTTAGTAGATTACTCTACTATCTCTGCCTCTTCTACAAAAGGAATAAATTCTCCTTTTTCTAGATCGATTGAACCTTTTCCGTAAACCTCCTCTAAGGTTGTAGCAAGTACTTTTTCCTCTTCTCTTAGTCCTGCTAAATATTCTTTAGCATTTTGAACTCTTTCTTCTAGAGTTAGTTTAATTAATTCAATTTGACCAAACTCTAATGTGATTGCTTGGTTTTTGTTTTGAATGTCTTGGATTTGTTTCAATTCCTCTTGTGATAACTTCTTAGTTTCCATTTGTAACGATTTTATGTTTTTTATTAATATACGAATTTATTTTTGCTTATACAACTGACCCTGTAATGTCTGCTATATTTCCTAATGAACCTGGGAGTTCGATTGATCCTGTTACTGGAGCACTATAAAGTGGACCTGTAATAGTTGTTGGATTAATTAGTAATGCTATTTGTGCCTCTAAATTTGTTTGCATTGTTGGCACGTCTAAAATATTTTCTAACCATCCCTCTACATCTGAAGCTGTGATTCCATCATAAGGAGTAAAGTCTTGTGGGTTTGGAGCACCAACCGATGTTGCACCGTATGTTTCAGCTGTTACACCGTTTTCATCTGTTCCTCTGTATCTCCAGTGTATTACTTGGATTACATCTGATAATCCGTCTAAACTTACAGCTCTCTCTGTAGCTGATATTGTCCAATTAAATGTTGTCATTGTCTTTGTTTTTATTTATAAATATGTTAGTTTTTGTTTTACAACATATTGGTTGTTGCTGTATCTATAGAAATATTTGATACAGATAGTATGTCATTTTCTAAAGTAAAGTCTTCTCTCATATATAATTGAGTTCCGTCTGGTACATTTGAGTTGTCTATGTTTAGCCCGTAACATGCTCCTTCAACATATACGTTGAAAATTAAACCATAATCCTCGGTAATCTCTACTGCGGTTATTGTTCTTTCTGTTAAGAATTGTTTTAGTGTCATAAATTTTGTTTTTTAAAAATTAGTCATAAATTGGAAGTATGTATCGTACGGTAGTATTAAATCCTGAACCTGTTGGTATGAAGGTTGTATCTCGAGTTCCGTCTGTGTTTATTCGAACTATTCGATTTGCAGTTGATCCTGAGTATGATGTAAAATCTCCTCCTACTACTATTTTTCCGTCAGATTGTACTACTATTGCTCTTACAGTACCACCAAATCCATTTCCTTGATTCCAAGAAGAACCTGTGTCTGCTGTTCCATCTGTGTTTAGACGGGCTATTCTGTTTTTTGTAGATCCTGAGTATGATGTAAGAATTCCTCCTACTAGTATTTTTTGATCTGCTTGTACTGCTATAACTTGTACTTGGCCATCAGCACCTGCTCCTTGATTCCAAGAAGAACCTGTGTCTGCTGTTCCGTCTGTGTTTAGACGTGCTATATAATTTTTAGTTGAACCTGCGTATATGGTAAAAACTCCTCCTACTATTACTTTTTGATCTGCTTGAATGGCTATAGAGGTTGCACTTTGATTGAAGCCACCTACGTTAAAAGAAGTGTCTTTCGTTCCGTTGGTATTTATGCGAACTAGGTAGCTGTTAGAGGATCCTGAGTATGAAGTAAATCCCCCTACTACTAGTATTTTCTGGTCTGTTTGAATGACTGAAGAGACCGTACCACCGTTAAAACCTGTTCCTATGTTGAAAGAAGAAGTTGGGTCTATTGTTCCGTTGGTATTTAGACGGGCTATATAGTTTCTAGCTGATCCTGAGTATGTAGTAAACCCTCCTACTGCTATTATTTTTTGATCAGCTTGAATTGCTATGGATTGTACATTACCCCCGCTAAATCCTGCTCCTTGATTCCAAGAAGAACCAGTATCTATTGTTCCATCTGTATTAAAACGAACTATTCTGTTTTTTGTAGAACCTGAGTAGAACGTAAAGTCACCTCCCATTACTACTTTTCTATCAAGTTGACTAGCAGCAGTAGTTACGGTAGTAGTGAAACCATTTAACGCTATGGAACTACTGGATGTATTACTTCCAGATGAGTTTAAAAAAGTAGCATACCCTACTCTATTTCCAGTAAAAGATCCTCCTATTATTATTGAACCATTAGCTAAAGGTAGTGTAGCTGCAGGAATACTGGATTGGTTTATAGAGAAGTTTCGATTAAAAGTAGTGTCTAGTGTTCCATCAGTATTGAGACGAGCTGCTCCAAGAACTACTGAGCCGGAGTAGTTTGAGAAAGTTCCTTGCACTACTATTTTTTGATCTGCTTGTAGTGCTATGGAGTATACAGAACTATCAAATCCTGTTCCTATGTTAAAGGAGGTATCTGCTGTTCCGTCTGTGTTTATTCGAACTATTCGATTTGCAGTTGATCCTGAGTATGTGGTAAAGAGTCCTCCTACTAATATTTTTTGATCTGCTTGTACTGCTATGGAAATTACTTGGTCATTAGCACCTACTCCCTGATTCCAGGAAGAACCTGTGTCTGCTGTTCCATCAGTATTTAGTCGAGCTATGTAATTTTTAGCTGATCCTGAGTATGTGGTAAAAAATCCTCCTGCTATTATTTTTTGATCTGCTTGTACTGCTACGGAGTATACAACGTTACCAAATCCTACTCCTTGATTCCAGGAAGAACCTGTGTCTGCTGTTCCGTCTACGTTTAAACGGACTATTCGACTTTTAGCTGATCCTGAGTATGTTGTAAATCCTCCTCCTGCTATTATTTTTTGATCTGATTGAATTGCTACGGAGTATACATTAGAATTAGCACCTATTCCTGTATTCCAAGAAGAACCTGTGTCTGCTGTTCCATTTGTATTAATACGAGCTATGTAATTTTTAGCTGATCCTGAGTATGTGGTAAAGAGTCCTCCTACTAATATTTTTTGATCTGCTTGTACTGCTATGGAGTATACAGCGTTATTAAATCCTGTTGTTCCTATGTTAAAAGAAGTATCTCTTGTTCCGTTAGTATTTACTCGAACTACGCTGCGACTAGAGGAACCTGAGTATGCACCGAAACCTCCTCCTAATAGTATTTTTCCGTCGGATTGAGAGGCTGCACAGTTTACTGTACTATTAGTTCCACTTCCAACATTAAAACTACTGGAGATGCTTCCACTACTGTCTAGTACTCTAATAAACTGGTCGTTACCGGTCGCATAACCGTTAAAATTTCCCATTATGTAATACCCTTGAAGGATACTGGGAATTACTGTAACTGCATATGGCTGTTGAATGAAAGCAAATGGTGTAAAAAACATATTTCTATTTTAGATTTGTAACTGCACTCATATAGAGTGTGGATGAATCGAAGGATATGAATGTTGCAATATCTATGGCGTTTGCTATTGCTGAACCTGTGTAATAAGATCCGCTTTTTATTGCAGAATTAAAACTAACAGTTCCTGTTCCTAAACTTCCTTGTGTTATTCTTATATTTGCTGTTTGACCAGGTTGTATATTTGAAGCACTAATATGGGTATTTGTTGCATTTGCAAGTGTTAGTGTAAAGAAGTTATTTGATGCTAAATCAATAGACGCTGTATTAGATGTAATCGTAAGTGCACTTACTTGACCTCTTACTGATCCCGTTACTACAGTGCTTCCTGTTACACTTAAAGATCCTGTTATAATTGCATTACCGTTTACGTCTAGTTTTGCATTTGGACTTGTTGTTCCTATACCTACGTTACCGTTCGTTGGCTGTAATATAACGGGTCTTGCTATTGTTCCACTTCCGTATATTTGAAGGGTATTACTACTTGTCTGCCAAACTATTTGCCCATAATCTTCTGCACCTAACGTATCTCCAATAACTAAACTAGTATCTGTAGCACCATAGATATACTGACTTCCTCCAACTACTGTTAATTTTGCTGTTGGTGCTGTTGTTCCAATACCTACGTTACCTGCTGAATCTAACCTAATATTCCCTCCACCATTATTTACATCCCAATAACCAGAACTACCTATATTTATTAAATGTGATGATGGTGTATTAAATGCATACCCACTATAATAGTATCTTCCTACTTGATTTTGAAAAGCAAAAATATCCCCTACTCCACCACTTACTTCTAGTTTTGCTGTTGGTGCAGTTGTTCCTATACCTACGTTTCCTGAAGAATTTATTATGGCATAAGTTGTTCCGCCACCTGAGCTTCTAAAGAAGTGTTGTGTATTGTCGTAGTAGTTCTGAGGATCCCCTGCTCCTCCTATGTAAAGTCCTACCGAATTTGATTGCGCTTTGTATATTTGAGTGTATGTTGCATTGTTTGCTGCAAAATATGCTCCATTCATACTTATAGCCCCACTTACATCTAATTTACTGTAAGGACTTGTAGTTCCTATTCCTACGTTTCCTGCTGAATCTATACGCATTCTTTCAGAACCACTGGTAGATAGAATAATACTGTAAGCTGTTGTTTTATTTACAATAAAATCTCTATTACCTGCTGAAATTATATCATCTCCTACAAAAGCATCGTTAGCATAAACATACTGAGTTGCTCTAATGCTACCGCTTACATCTAATTTATTACTAGGACTCGTTGTTCCTATACCTACGTTACCCGTGGTATGAGCAATTACCAATCTTGGAATAGTACCTTGTTCAGCAACACCAAAATATGAATAAGGTAAACCATTACTTGCTGCGGCACCAATACCTATATCCCAAGTAAAATTTCCTGCTCTACTATATGTTGTCGTTGCACCATAACTAGTATCACCTTTTAATAATTGAACCACACCAGTAGTGTTTCCTGTAGTACTTACTTCTAGTTTCTCAGCTGGAGTTGTAGTTCCAATACCTACATTACCAGCTGAGGTAATACGCATTTTTTCAGATGTAGAACTATTTGCAGGATGTGTGTAAAAAGTCATTGCTGTTGCAGCAGTTGTTGTGCTTTCTACATATGTTCCTATCTTGTTAAGAGTTTCAGAATCTACTTGAGAAGAGATAAGTGGACTATCCGTACCATTTGACCATACTGAAGTTATACTAAGTTTTGTGTTTGGTGTTGTTGTTCCTATTCCTACGTTACCTGCTGAGGTGATACGCATTCTCTCGTTATCAACTGTTCTAAATGTGTGAAGACTTCCATTATAGTCTATATTTCTCCAATCAACACCTGCATCGTACCCTGAGATGTACCCTGTAGCTCCAT